GATAATCACACCGACGGATATTACAAGGTGTCGGAATAAATCCGAGCGGGACTCCCTCTGGTATTCTTTCTATGACCGGGTGAAAGAAAAAGAAAAGGGCTTTATTCCCTTGCTTGAAAATTATCTTGAAAGCCAGACGAGAAGAGCGATTGAAAGAATAAAAGAACTCGGCACGGTCAGGATGGCGGCAAGGGCGACGGAATTACTTGATATAAAAGACGAGGCAAAGAAATATCACAAGCTGACCGAAGAGATTTATCTCAAGCATTTTGCTCACGGCTTTAGGGCGGGAATTTCAGCAACGAAGGGGTTGCTTTATGAATATCAAGAGAAGGGCGTGCTGGATGAGATGACGGATGAAGAGGCTGAAAAGCTGGCTCATTTGATTTTTGATAGCGGAACGAAAATCAGCCGGACGACCCTTGAGAGGATAAAAGAAAAGATAATCAGGGCGGACCAGGAAAATTGGACGGTTGAGCAATTAACTCAGGCCATCTGGGAAAGCGAGGGGATATTTGCCCCGTGGCGGGCGAGAATGATTGCGAGGACGGAATCGGCGAAGATTGAGAATTGGGCGCAGCTTGAGGGCTATAAAGAAACCGAGTTTGTAGATGGCAAGGGCTGGCTGTCGGCTCGACTTAAAACGTCACGAGATGAGCATATAGAAGCGGCTAACCGCTATGAAGATAATCCGATACCTCTAGAAGAAAAATTTTTGGTTGGCGGGGAAGAGCTTGAATATCCGGGCGACCCTTCTGGAAGTCCGGGCAATGTGATTAATTGCTTATGCTCAATCTTTCCCGCCGTCTTGAAATAAGGGGGATTGAAAATGATACTTAAAAACTTTTCATTCAAAATTAAGCAGCTGCCCGATGAGGCGGGGAGGTTTATCGGCTATGCCTCGGTTTACGGCGTGAAAGATTTGCAAGGAGATATTATCCAGAAGGGTGCATTTCGAAAATCAATTCAGGAGCGGAATCCCTTTCCTCTCTGCTGGTCGCATGATATCAGGAATCCGATCGGGATTGTTAATTTGAGTGAGGATGATTACGGGTTATTGTGTGAGGGAGAGTTAAACCTTGAGGTCCAAGAGGGAAGGGAAAAGAGGGCGTTAATGTTACAGGGGGCGATTAAAGGGCTATCAATCGGCTTTGATGTAATCAATCAGGAAAAATTGAAAGACGGAACTAACGTCATCACCGAAGGCAAGCTTTATGAGGTTAGTCTGGTGCTGTTTCCCGCTAATGAACTCGCACAGGTACAAGTTGTTAAAGGCCGGGATGATTGGGCGGATTATTGTTTGACGGAGTTTGATATTGACTTGACCAAGATGGATGTGATTAAGCGTGAATGGACGGTTGCGTTTATTAATTCTTTGCCTGACGCTGCCTTTGCCGTAATTGAACCTGCTTATAAACGAGGCGAGACAGAAGATAAGCGGGCAAGACACCTGCCACACCATAATGAAAACGTAAAGGACCCGGATGAAAAATCTTCTCTCGATATGCCGCACTTCAGAAACGCCCTGGCAAGGATGAACCAGATTAAGCCGGTGACGGATTCAATCTCAACCGAGGAATTGAGGGCGAAGGCGGAGGCTCATCTCAACAAACACAAAAAGCAGTTAGAGGAGGAGCAGAAGATGGCGGAAATAGCAGGGGAGTTTGATAGGTTAATTGAAAAAATAAAAAAGCTCTGAATAAAAATTATTCAGAGCATAAATAAATCGGCACTTTCTACTACGGCCGGTTAAGCCACCGTAGAGGAAAGCCGCCAGATTAATAATGAGGGGTAAAAAATGGATGTTTTAGAAGTAAAGGAAAAAATTGCTGAGCTCGAAAGAGAAATCAGCAAAAAGTTTGAAGACCTGAAGGCTGGCCGGTTGAATGAGGCCGACTTTCAGGAACGGGTTGAAAAGCTTGACAAGAGNATTGTTGAGCTTGAAAAGGCTCTGGCTGAGGCCAAAAAGCCCGGAGTCCAGGTTGTTGATAACACTGAAGAGATTAAGACCAAGGCCTTCAAAAAGTATATCCGGGGCGTTGCTCTTGAACCCGAAGAGAAGAAGGCCCTGGTTGTGGGAACTGATTCGGCGGGCGGTTATTTAGCTCCGAAGGATTGGGCGTCTGAAGTTGATAGGAATTTAATCCTGTTCAGCCCGATTAGGTCCGTTGCTCGGGTTGTGACGACCTCACTGCGGTCTTTGCTTGTGCCGAGGATTACGACCTACAATGATGCCTCAATCACCGCTGAAGCTGGCACGATTACTCCGGCCGATATGACTTTCGCTCAGGTTGAAATTGTGCCTTACAAAATGACCAGGGCTGTCCAGATTTCCCGTGAGCTGCTGAGAGACAATGCGTTCAATCTGGACGGCTTGCTGGCTGAGATTTTCGGTGAGCTTTTCGGAAAGTTAGAAGGCACGAAGTTTGTCAAGGGTTCTGGCATTAATGAACCTGAGGGCGTGACGGTTAGCACGGACGTGACTACTTATACGACTGCAACCTCTGGCACTCTGACCGCTGACGACGTGATTAAATGCTATCACTCTGTCCCTCAGGCTTATGCCTCGGCCGGCACCTGGGCAATGAACAGAAACACCCTGCTGGCTATCAGGTTGATGAAGGACAGCCAGAACCGGTATCTGTTTATGCCTGACGTGACCGGAGCTACCCCGGGCACAATTCTCGGCCGTCCAGTAATTGAATGCCCCGACTATGATGATATTGCCGCTACAAAAGTGGTTGCCACATTCGGCGATTGGAAGACCGGGTTCTGGATTGTTGACAGGCAAGATATGGAAATTCTCGTTGCCGACCAGCTCTACGCCGCTAATGACCTGATTGGCTTCTTTGCATTCAAGCGGTCGGGTGGCAAGGTTGTGCGTGGCGAGGCTCTGGTTAATCTGAAGATTAAGACCTGATGAGAAGAGTTAATGTAGTGTTTCTGCTTGATGTGGAATACCGAGGGCAGGTCTATAAGCGGGGGGAGCGTCGGGCTCTCCCCGCTGACCTGGCTATGCATTTTCTTAAGATGGGCTGGGCGTATGAACATAAAATGATAGAGCCGCAGAGGAGAAAAGCATGGCGTTATTAACGCTGACTGACATAAAAACCTATTTGGGTGAGACTTCAACGCAATGGGATTCGGTGCTGACTTATCTAAACGACGCTACTTTTAAATTTCTTCAACGAGAATTAGGCTGCGATATTCTTCAAGCTGATTACACGGCAGAACTAATAAAGCTGGTGACTTATTCAGGTATTCTTACTCCGAGAAATTATCCAATTGTTTCTGTAGCCAGCTTGACCGATTCGGATGGAAATAGTTATGTTGAGGGCGATGATTTTATTATTCATGATTACTTTATCAGAAATTTATGCGGGTTGTGGAGTCCAGATAAAACTTATTATTTGTCCTACACGGCAGGTTGGAATGCGTCAGATATTGCTGATTTAAAGCAGGTCAACCTTGAGCTTATCGCCACCGCATTGAAGCCTTATAAAGACAAGGGCTGGGGTGAGTCAAGCCGGAGCTTTCCTGACGGCTCAATTACAAAACGAGAAGAGTTTCGATTAAATCCGTATCAGCAGGCAATCTTGAATCATTACCGGAGGCCGGTCTTATGAAGATTGAAGTTTCAAAGAAGGTTGATGCGATTTATCAATTCAAAAAGGCCGTGAAGAAGATTATGACGACCTGGCTTTCTAATTCCGTGAAAGAGCTAAAGCAATCAGCCCTATCTCTCAAAAAGACGTCTAAAAGAAAAAAGGGGGGTAAATCCAGCCAGCTCGCCAGAAACATTGATTTTAAGATTACAGAAGATGGGGAAGGCTATCACGGCGAAATCGGCACTGGCGTCGGTAAAGCAAAGAATGTTGTCTATGCTTACATCCAGGATAAGGGCGGAACGATAAGAAAGAAAAACAAAATGCTGACTATCCCGCTGGGAGATACTAAGGGCACGATTGCTAATTTCCCGGATGGGTTTTTTGTGAAGAGCAAAAAGGGAAATATCTTATATTGCTACCGAGATGGAAAACGATTGAAGCCCCTTTTCCTTTTGAGAGATGAAGTTAATATCCCGGCGACGCTCTGGTTTAGCTCCGTGATGGAAA